ACAACACTTTTGAGCGACTAAGTTTTTCTTGTACCTCTTGTCTATACGCTGGATCAGTTGCATATCGTTCATCATTCATAGCAGCTACTACCTGTGCAGTTGATTGGAATTTAGCTGTATCTGCTTTAGCTGCTCTACCTCCGACAAGCTTAGGTTCTCTTGGTGCGTTGTTCATATAAGCAGCTTGAATACCAGCAACAGCAATCCTTATCTGGTGTGGGTTGCTGGTCTTAAGCATAGAGTTGAACGCATCAATCTCTGCTTTATCTAAATTGCCAGCAGCCCATTGAATCATTTCAGTGTAGGTTTGCTCTCCTCCAAACTCGTTCTTAATTGCTGCTACTTCTTTAGCTGCAAGTTGTGAGTCCTGCTCTGCTCTGTACTGCACACCATCTAGGTAGGCTTCGACCATATCTTTGCTAAAGCCAGCACCTTCTAATGCTGTGTAGTCGTCATCATCTAGCTTGCCTGTCTCTTGCCATTTAGTATTCATCCCTTGGTAATCGACACCAGCCTCATCAAGGCGACTACCTATGTACTCACCATAAATCTCTGAAGCATTAGCTGGTGCTTCTTCTTTTGATTCAGAGACTTCTGGTGTGTCGCTTTCTTCTTGGCTACCTAGTTTCTTCTGAAGTTCTTCGTATCCTTTTTCTAAGTCTTGAACAGATTCATACTTGCCAGCAAATTTAACTGGGCCACTTTCTTCTGCTTCCTTAATCATCGCTGCATCCCTTGCATCTGCCTCCTGTTCAGGAGAGATTGCATTGGTTTGTGGTTCGACAATAGTTACTGGATCTGGCATTGGATGTGATGGGTGAAAGGTTGTTATTTGATAGTGATGTGCCGTTCGCCGTCTTTAGTGACTTGTGGCTCTTTATCTTTTTTCTTTTTAGCAACTGGCTTCTCTTCTTTAATAGTTGCTAACTCTCTAGGCTTCTCCTCCTTGGACTGGGCCACTGGGGAGTCCTTGGGCTGCTGCCCCGAGATCGGGGACGGTGTTAGGGATGCTTCCTGCTGCTCCTGTTTCGGAGTTTCCTGAGTACTGGGGGCCATAAGGGGAACCTGCTTGGGTGTAATTGTCAACGGCTTTAGACATAGCAGATGACTTCATCATTTCCATCATCTGTTGTTCTTGCTGCTGCTGTTGAGCTTGTGCCTGTGCAGCAGCACGTTCTTGCTCTAGCTGTTGACTTGTCTTGACTAGGTTTGTCGTATCTATTGAAGCACTAGCCGCCAATCTTCGCAGTGCTTCTTCGTAATTTACATACTGTTGTGCTATCTCTGGGCCTAGTACCTGCTGAGTAACAGACAAGAACTCAGTTAGCTTATTCATGTCATCACCTCTACCTATACCTTCAAGACCTGTGACTGCTTTTGGTTGTACTAAAGGATCACCTGTCTCTTGACTATTAGGGAACTCAGGTAGTTTGCCTTTCTTTTGTAACATGTAAATTAATCTGCGTACCAGTGGTAGCTGTAGTTCTTGAGTAAGTATTGAATAGAAAGCTCCGATAGTTTGCTCAAGAGTTTGTGCCATGTACCTTATTTCTTCTGCTGTAACTCTTTCACCTGGTCGTTGTACTGCTTGGTTAAGTAAGAAAGCAAACTCAAGTCTCTGTTCTATACGCTCAATCATACTCATTGTTATTTGTAGATCGGCCTGCTTCTGGGCTTGAACGACAGTCACATCAGCAGCGTTACCTTGGACTATTGCACCATTCGCCGCACTACTGAGGGTACGAGGTCTAGTAGTTCCATTGGGATTCACGAGGAACAGAACTTTACTGGCTGCTGCTGCTGCTTCGATGGATGCTTGGTATAAAGATTCAAGTGCAGTCAAGTCGCCATAGTATTTTTCGACATGACTTCTTCCATACTCTTCACCACTTTCTAGTCGCTCATACCTCAATACAATCCAAGGACTCACATCCATCGGACACATGCCGTATGTATTAGGAATCTCTTTGCCTTTGCACTCCTGATACCAGCGAGTGATACCTTTCTCAGTCTTGACACATGTATGTATCTTTACTGTCTTCTTGACTGGGCCTAGCTTCTCGTCTTCCTTCTCCTGATCAGGGAGGAATCCCTCTGGTAATGCTTCAGGATATACTTCTTCTTCTACTAAGATCTCAGTCACATGATCCATTGGATCACGAACGACACAATAGTTTTGTAAATGTATAACTCTGATCCTGTCTTCTTGTACATAGAGAAGGACATTACCTGTAACTATTAATTGTTGAAATGCCTGAGCAAGTGACGCTCTTGCACTCATAGTTTCTAACTCATTCATCACAGCCTGCTCTACCTTTACCAAGGCTGTGTCAAGTTCTGTCTTAATCTCTGGCCCTTGCTCTTCTATTCTTAATGCAAGGCTGTCAATCTCTAGCTTAAAGAAGGGAGTGTTAGGAGGAAAGAGAGTTAGATTTAATTTGTTTTGTAAATTACTAACACCCATTGCACCTGTTGATTGCCAAGGTGTCTTGAGTTTTCCATGATCTCCCATGTTGGAGTCAGGGCAGGCAGCAGGGTTAGTTACCTTTGCACAATCTCTTGCTCTTTGAAGGAAAGGATCACGGTTAGTTTTTAGCTGGTCATATCTACCGGCGAGGGTAGTACCTTTCTTCTTATCTTTAGCTCCTTTGCCTGGAACTAAATCTATAGGGCTAATATTTAAATCCATTTATCTAGGGATGTAAAGACTTTTGGCTGAATGAGCAGAGGTTTGAGTGGACTTATTACCAGCAGTTTTATTTGTACGACCAGTGCGGAATGCTTTTCTTCCACCACCTTTCCTTTTAAATTCATAGGTAGGAGAAGCAACACCTGCTGTCTTTTCAGGTGGAGGAGGTGGAGCAGCTTCTGCTTTCTTCTTTTGTTCCACGTATCTAGCTTGGTTGTCTTGTCTTGTTAATTCAAACTGTCGCTTCTGCTCTTCCATCTGTTCTTTTTGTAAAGCAAGATTCTCTTGATGACGCTCTTCCTGAGCCTTCATTGCTTCGTCGTTGTTAGAACCGCCACCGCCACCGCACATAATTAATTCCTGTACTTATTTAATAATAGCCTGATACTAACCAACAGGAATACTAAGGCCACCACCAGCACCAGGAATCTGTGTTGGTCCTCTCCCTCTGATCTTGTTGTACTGATCTCTTCTAGGTGCTTGGTTGATAATTCTTGTAGGTTCTTTTATCTGCTGGTCTTTTGCTGTCTTGCTTGCTGGTGGTGGTGTTGCAATGATTGTTTTACCGCCGCCACCCATGCCGTAGTAATAGTTCTTAGCTCCTTCAGTAGTGTTAGTAGTGTTAGTAGTGTTAGTGGTGTATGTGTTAGTAACATTTTCCCCTCCAGTCACACCAACTATTTTACCGCCATCATCTATTAGCAGCGTTTCATTCTTCTTTAATCCTAAGTTGGTGTCATCTCCACCTTGTTTTGTTGTACCGACATGAGTTAGTTGTCCATTTATATTTACTAATCCTGTTCCTTTATTTTTGTAACTAAAATCTCCTGCGGCAATTGCTGCTGCATTGGCAGGATCGTCAGCCCAAGTAGAAAGATCTAATTTATTTGCAGCATCTTTTGCAAATCGGCTAGCGTCTACATTTGTAACATTAGTCGGGATCTGAAAAGTTTTTTTACCTCTGTCATCCATATATCCAGAGACAACAGTGCCAGCATCCCCTGTTCCTGATTCTTCACCAGCTACAATCTTAGATAATTTTTTAGTTGGGTCGGCTGAAATTCTGAATCCACCTGGAACAGATGAGTCTGGAATATATTTAAAACCAGAGGCAGAGTCGTCTGTAACTAAATCACCACTGTAATCATCAGCGATTGCATCACCTGTAACTACGTTACCGTCATCATCTATGTAGTAAGGGTTGTATGCTTTAGCACCTTTTGTAAATAAATTGCCATCAGCATCTACTCCAGAGGTAAAGCCACTGCCTTTGTACAAACCCCCTTTTTTTAAAGCAGCCATAGCATCAGGGTCAAAGTTTAAGTAGACCTCATCTATACCAGTACTACTAGTAGCCTCTTGTCCTGGGAGTCCGGGTAAATTATCTTCTCCATAAGTTTTTATTTGAAGTGGTCCTCCATATCCAATAGATCCGTATTTAATAAAGTTTTCGTGACCTGAGTTTCTTGCTATATCAGCAGCGACATTAGCATCTGCTATCTTGCTAGCTGTTGCAAAAGAATAGTTGCCACCTTCGTCGGTCATTAGGTGGTCGATAGCTAAATTCTTTTGGTATCCCCACCACTCATTACCTTCTTGTCCAACTGTATTACCTTGCAGCGTTCCGTATTGATAGTTTTGGTTCTTTAAAAATCCTTCTAAGTTTCCTGTATTTAATTTAGTTGCCCAGTCTGCATCTCTTGTGCCTAGTGCAAATTCATTAACATCATCATCAGTGTAAGTACCAGCTTTGTACCAATCAGCTACTTTGTCAACATCAGCAAATGTATCTGTTCCTTCGTAAGCTGTCTTAGCTATTCCGTACTTAGCAAAAGTCTTAGCCTCTGAGTGTGCTCCAATATTAGCTTCGATACTCCCAGTGGCAGCAGTAGTAGCAGCAGCATCACTTGCTCCACCTGCTTTTGCAGCAGCGTAAGCAGCGTTCCAATCCTTTTCCCAGTGTGCTTGTCCTGTTGTCCCGAAATCTCTGCCGAGAAGTTTCTTGCCAGCAGCTTTAACAGCAGCTTTAGCGGCAGCATTACCCGTTCCGACTGTTAGAGTATTGGCTACTTCACCATCTGCCCCAGTTATACTTAGTGGGTCAGCGTAAAAATCAAAATTATTATTAGAGTTCTTATTCTTTTTTATTGTAGTCGCCATTGCTAGTCGATCTTGTTCTGCTCATTATATACAGATCGCAACATTCTTACCAACTCCACCTGTCCACCGTACCTCCATATCTCTCGGTCATGTGCATCTATTGATGGACATTTATCAGGGTAGATCTCTTCTAGTTTCCTGATAAGAACCTCATCTATTGGAGGCCAGAGTTC